GTGCAACTGATATTAGAAACAGAGACTATGCTAGATTAAAACTTGAAGAAAATAGAGCATTTATTAAAGCAGAAGTTTCTGCATATATTGATCAAACATTTAGCGATACTGTAACAGCAACAGACGCTGGTACAAATTCTTTAACAATAACTGATACTAGTTGGCTAGTAACAAATGCAGCAATAAAATTTACAGGAACTGTAATTGGTGGATTAGCAACAGGCACAACTTATTATGTAAAAGAAATTATTAATGCAACATCGTTTACTGTAAGCACAACTAGATACGGTGCTAATGTGCTTGGATTATCAACAGCATCAGGCGGTACAATGGGCGTTGAAATAGTTTATGACGAAACAGCATGTGCTAGAGATGTAGACAAATATATTGATGCAATGAAATGGGATTTACAATGGTCTTCAAATTATAAATCAAGATATTGCGCAAGATATTATGCCAATTCAGTTACAGGTAGTATGGAAGAAGATTTCTTTTACCTACGTAACGGAACTGGTTTACGTAATATGACACTTGATGGATTACGTGGAGACTTATTACCACCAAACGAATACGGAACATCTAGAGTATCAGCAGGTGCTTACGCTTCATTAGATCCAGGTTGGGGAGTAGATGACTTCCGTACTTGGATTATTGCACGTTCACCATATGTACAAAACGTTGCAACCTTTGGTAATGCTGCTATTGGTCAGAAAATTGACGGAGCATTACACGCAGGCGGTAACGATTCAATAGTATCAAACGACTTTACACAATTAATTAGTGATGGTATTGGTGCTTGGGTAGCAAACAATGGTAGAGCAGAGCTTGTATCAGTGTTTACTTATTACTCACATATTGGTTACTTGGCTACAGAAGGTGGAAGAATTAGAGGTACAAACGGTAACAACTCATATGGTGACTTTGGTTCAGTAGCAGAAGGATTTGATTCAACTGAAACTGCTGGAACAGCGATTGTTGATAACAGATTACAGTTTGAAGCAACAGTTGGAAGTGTTATGACTGACAATGCTAACGAAATTCTTAACTTTGAATTTACTAACGCTGGATCAGAATATACTGAAACTGAATGGGGACTGTTTGGTGCAGGATCAAATGCAAAAGCAGAACAAGATAAAGAATTTAGAGATGACTCTGTATTCGAAGTAAGACTTCTTGATAATGTTGATGATTCAACAACAGCACCAGAAGCAGAAGGAAACTACGGTGGGTTTGGATACATTACAAATTCAAACACTGCACAGGGTGGAACAACATCACAAATTACAATTGCTGCAACTGACTCTGAAACATCTTTGGCTTATATAGGTATGAGAGTTTACCTAGATGGTGGTACAGGTGTTGGGCAGTTTGGTAATATTGCAACATATAACTCAGGTACTAAAGTAGCAACTGTTACAAAACCTTCAACAGGCGCAGCAGGTTGGGATCATATAGTACCAGGTACTACTATTGCGGCACCTGATGCATCAACAACTTATACAATTGAACCTCAAGTAACGTTCAGCGCACCAACTCATAGTGCTACTGCTAGAACTGCTACTGGAAGTACAACTTGGACAGGAATTACATATAGTGAGTTCTATAACACTTATGCAACTATTTCACAAAACTCAACAACAGGATCTGGGTCAGGCGCAACAGTTAATGTTACTGCAAAAGGTACCAAGTATAAAGTTGATTTAATTGCTGGTGGAACTGGATATGTTGAAAATGAAGTTTTAACATTTAACGGCGCAGCAGTTGGAGGAACAACTGGAGCAAACAATATTACACTTACAATTACATCAGTTAATGCTTCTTCTGGTGCAATCCTAGCATTTGATAAGGATGGTACAGCACGAGGCGGAACATTTGTTGCAATTAGCAGTGCAAGTGGTACAACAACAAACACATCAGTAGATGCTACTACATTTAGCGCAGGTACAGCATTACCAGTAAGTACAACTTGGACAGGAATTGCTGCAGGACGCTTACAGAGAGTTATTAGTGCAGGAAATTTTGTTGTAGGACGTTCTTACACAATTACAACATCAGGTGACACACCTTGGTTAACAATTGGATCAACTTCAATTATTGCAGGAACAACATTTGTTGCTACTGGTGTAGGAACATTTACATCAATTGCAGGTGAAGCAAGAGAAAATGCAGCAGCGATAGTTGCTATAGCAGGAGGCAGTGGTGTTGATGATGTTGCTTATTCATTAGACGCTGGTGCAACTTATGTAGCAGGCGGCAATTTACCAAGCACAGGAACATGGAACGCAATTGGATATGGTGCTGGTAACTTTATGGCAATCAAAACTGGTACAAATGCAGTTGCACTTTCAATAACTAACGGAGTATCATGGACTTCCCCAGGAACACTACCTAGCACAACAACTTGGGAAAGTATCGCATACGGTCAAGGATACTGGGTAGCAGTAGCAAGTGGCGGTACAGCAGCAGCATACTCCAGCGATCTTGGAGTAACATGGGCAGCAGCAACTTTACCAAGCAGCTCAAACTGGAACAGTGTAACTTATGGTAATAACAGATTCGTTGCAGTTTCATCAACAAACGGAACAGCAGCCGCAGTAAGTATTGACGGTGGAGTAACATGGACAGCAAGTACACTACCGGCTACAGCACAATGGTCTAATGTTGAATACGGACAAGGTATGTTTGTAGCAGTAAGTAATGGTGCAAATTATGCAACATCACCAGATGGTATTGTTTGGACTGCAAGAACACACGCAGAAAGCAATGGACTAGTAGCAACAGCATTTGGTAATCCACAGCAAGTTGGTAGTTTCTTAGGAGTTAGACAAGGAAGTGGTAATGGTGCAATGCAAATTAAAGCAGGTGCAACCACTACTGGTAGAGCTTTTGTTGCAACTGAAAAAATATTTGCAATTAGACTTGTAGAGCCAGGCAGTGGATATAGCACAGCACCTACATTAACTATTACAGATCCTAATAATACATACGAAGCACCTACACAAGTTAGAATTGGTAAGGGTGCATTAGGTTGCCCATCCTTTACTAATAGAGGAACAGGTTATACTTCAGCAAGTGCAGACTTGTTAAGTGGTAACGGTTTTGCAGACTTATTCCAAAGCGGACAGTTTGTTGCTGTAAGAAGACTTTCAAAAATTCCAGCAGTAGGGTCAAACGTTGTGTTTGGACACTTGCCAGAAAGAACATTTAAACTAGTACAAGTTATTTCACTACTAGGTTCGTATAACGGAAGTTATACAGCATTCTTACAAGTTGCACCAGATGTAACAGTATTTGATACACCACCAGATGGAGCAGCAGTAACTACTAGAATTAGATATTCACAGGTACGTTTAACAGGACACGACTTCCTAGATGTTGGTACAGGTGGATTTACTACAACTAACTATCCAAATACACCAACTCAGTTGCCAGATCAAGCAAATGAAACAAAAGATAACAACGGTGGTAGAGTATTCTTTACATCAACTGACCAAGATGGTAACTTTAGAGTTGGCGATCTGTTTACAATTGAACAATCAACTGGTGTTGCAACATTGAATGCTGATGCATTTAATATTTCAGGACTACAAGAACTTACACTAGGTGAAGTTACACTAGGCGGTAACTCTGCAAGTGTACAAGAGTTTAGTACAGATCCATTCTTTAGTGCTAATAGTGATAATATTGTTCCAACACAGAGAGCAATTAAATCGTACATCAGTTCACAAATTGGTGGCGGTGGTGCTTCTCTTAACGTTAACAGTGTAACGGCTGGATTTATTACAATTCAAAACAACACTATTACTACTACAACAGGCGGTGTAATTGAAATGAATGCTAAATTCAACTTTAAAGGTGGTGTTGTGGGCCTTCCTTTAGCATATAATTACTTTTTGAACTAAATAACAATGGAGAACAAATAAAATGGCAACAGGAAGATTAGGAGCAGTAGATTTAGGTGCGTTAGCGTACACTGATTTATACACAGTTCCGACAGATACATTTGCAGTGGCTTCAATTAGCCTTACTAATAGAACTAGTAGTGCTATTCAAATTAGAGTAGCAATTACAACAACAGCAGGTCCAGGTGCACCAGCAAATAGCGAGTTTATCGAATACGGTACAAGCATTGCAGGAAATGGTGTATTGGAAAGAACTGGATTAGTTCTAGACACAGGTAAAATTATTAGTATCTATGCTGCTACCGTTGGAATCAGCGCAGTAGCAATGGGTATTGAGACAGCAACTGTTTAATGATAGGTCGTAACTTAGAGGAAAACTAAATGGCAAGAAAGATTACAACAGGTGAAGTTGGTGGAGCACTAGGTGGAATTAACATTACGAATACCACTATTAGCTCTTCGGCCGGTCTGGATATTACAATTGATCCTCAAGGCGCCGGCAGAGTTAACCTACAAGCAAATACGCATTTAGGGTTACAATCTGATTTAAGATTTGGTGACGCAGATGATACAAACTATGTTGCTTTTAAAGCACCTACAACTGTAGCAAGTGATGTTACATGGACTTTACCAGCAGCAGATGCAACAACATCAGGATTTGCTCTAGTATCAAACGGTAGTGGAGTGTTATCATGGCAAGCAGCAGGTGCAACACACACTGACGAAACAGCAGCAAGTGCAACATATTATCCTGTTATCACAACACAAACTTCAGGGTTTCTAACAGTTACAGACGTATCAACAACAAAATTAGCATTCCAGCCAAGTACAGGAAAAATGACACTAGGTGGTAACACAGCATCAACAAGTAGAACTACTGGAACATTAGTAGTAACAGGCGGTGTTGGAGTTTCAGGAGCAATGTATGTAGGTGGAGATATATATTCATATGCATCTTCAGATAAAAGACTAAAAGAAAACCTTACAAAAATTGATAGCAGTTTAGAAAAAATTGCAAAGATTTCAGGATATCAATATAACTGGAACAGTATTGCACAAGAAATGCATCCAGAAAGAACAGAACTTGACTATGGAGTTGTTGCCCAAGAAGTACAAGAAATTCTTCCATCAGCAGTAGTTGAAAGAGAAGATGGATATCTTGCTGTAAATTATGAAAGAATTATTCCACTGCTAATAGAATCTATAAAAAGTTTAAAAGAAGAATTAGATATGATTAAAAGAGGAGACGCATAATGCCAGTACAATTATCAAACAAAGGTATAGTATATTGTAACGGTCAGCATCAATGTAAAATTACTGAAGGTTACGAATTTTATGTATATGACGGAGATTGGTGGACATCATGTAATGGTGGACGCTGTTGCGCATGGAATGTACCGGATGGTACTACATCAATTAAATTTGAAATACTATCAGGTGGAGGCCCAGGTGGCTCATCAGGTGGTGACTATGATAACGGAATTGGTGGACAAGGCGGAAACTACGCTGTAAAAACACTACAAAGATCAGTACACGGTTTCACTGATAGCACAACATACACAATTTGTGCTGCTGGTTCATCAGCATGTAGTTGTTGCTGTAGATGTAACGTAAACAACCGTCATGGTTGCAGAAGTTATGTTAATGGTACAGGTTTAAGTAATTTCTGTGCAACAGGCGGCATGGGCGGTCCTACAGTTTGGGATAAATCTTCAAACTGTTATAACTGTCACATTGGTAACGTTCAGTGTAACAGAGGTTTATATAACAGTTCATGGCAGGCAAATGCTTGTAACCAAGCAACTTATGGCGCTGATATGTCATTTAGAGGAACAGCAGGTTCAATGAATAGACAGTACAACTGTTGTGCTGATTACTTCTCGGTAGCAGGCGGCCCTTCAGGACCATTTGCAGCACCACACGGAGTAGGCGGCAAACACTGGTGTACAGGTAACTTGGCTTGTTGTTCAGCACACGCAGCATTTCCAGGAGGAGGCGGTTTTGGACACGGTACTGGTTCAAGTAATGCTTGTTGGGGATCATTTGGTGCAGGCGGATTAGTAAGAGTAACATACAGTTAAGGATTAAACATGGCAAATATACAAAAAACACTAACTTACAGTTTACCAGATGTTATGTATTCATCAACAACTGATCTGGGTAAAACTAGTACTATGAATTATGACGGTCCGTCAGAGATCGTACTATGGATTGATAAAGAAACAGGATACTTAGAACAGTGTCATTGTCACGAAGAAGAGCCTGATTGTCCACTTCCATTACACCTAAGAAGAGAAATATTAAAGGCAGATACTGATGTTAACACAATTAAAATTGCTTTATTGTGGGGCGGTATAGAAGAACCTAAAGTGTACGAAGTATCAGTTGGTCCTAGTGATCAACCAAACGCTATCATTCCTGATCCTACACATATTTGTGAAGTTTATAACGAATATGCATTATACGATGATTATAAAAAGCCTTTAGAATTCAAAAAGATGGAGAGATCAGCCTATCTTGAAGGTTGGAATTTCCTAAGACAAGAAAGAAATCATAGATTGTCTAACAGTGATGGCAAACTTGCAGAAGATATGCCAGACTCATTAAAACAGCAATGGCGAGAATATAGACAAAAACTAAGAGATATGCCAGTAACGTGGGACGGTGTTCCTGGAAATTTGGTAAGATTTCCACCTGCACCTGACGATGGGCCTGATCCAAACTTTAATGATGAACATGTTAAAGTTACAATGATCTCTGAAAGATCCAGTGACGATGATGATGCTGTTAGCATGCTTCCAAACGGTGTAAATTAAACTATTCACATTACTACCTCAGCATAGATCTACAAAATAAATATTATAACTACAGCATTTAGCAAAGGTTATAATATGAAAAAAGCATTCTTTATCAACGGTGGTGCAGGTCGCGTTCTTTGTGCGATTCCAGCACTTGAATATCATTTAAAAAATATAGATCCAACAGCACCTATTATTGTAGAAGGTTGGATTGATTTATATCTTACTAGCAAAATATTGGTAAACAATACCTTTCCTGCTAATGATCCAAATCTTTTTGAAAAATTAAAAGATAGAGAAATCATTACACCTGAACCTTACAAACTTAATGCTTATTTTACTCAAAGAGCTAACCTAGTTCAATCCTTTGACATGTTGATTAACTATGATTATCCACCTGAAACAGTTCCAGAAACAAAAGAATATAACGAACTCTTTGTAGGAAAAAAAGATATTGCAACAGGAGAAGAGCTAGTAGCAGAAGCAAAAAGACATTTCAAAAAAGATAAAGTTATAATATTTCAACCATTTGGATCTACTGCTACAATACATGGCGGTGTAATTGTTGATGAAAGCGGCAGGTCGTTTGAAGTGGATGATATTATAAACTTACTTGAAGAATTGAATAAAGATTATGCTGTCATACTAATGAGTTCTATGAAAATACCAACTGATAAAAATCTTAATGTAATGTTTCCGGAAGAAGTAAGTTTATTACAATGGACTGCAATTATCGATGCTGCGGATTATTTCTTAGGTTGTGATTCAGTAGGACAACATGTTGTTCACGCTCTTAAAAAACCTGGCACAGTAGTTATAGGTAGTACATTTCCTGAAAACATTTCCTATCCGGAAAGCACTACACTAAAAATTATAGACAACGGAATAGGTGAAAGAAAATATTCTCCTTTAAGAGTTGCAATAGATATTAGGATTGATAGACAGAATGAAAACTTAATGAAACTGAGCTCAGACACTAAGAAAAAAATTGTAAAACAAATTAAAGATACTCTAGGAAAATAATAATGAGAAAAACAGGCTACATTGCAGGAATTGCTAGAGGGCACAATGCAGGTGTTTGTCTTTTAAAAGACGGCGAAATTATATTTGCAATTGAAGAAGAAAGATTATCCCGTTACAAATACGACGGAGGACCTCTTGCAAGTATGATTAAAATTTTAGATTATACAGATAAGATTGATTATCTTGCAATATCTCATACGCAAGACGCAGATGAACCTCTAAACGATTACGTCCGTCAAGATGTATATACTGCACTTGCTAGAAAATTAAGATTAATTGAAGACCCTGAAACACAGGTTGTTAAATATCATGCTCAACATCACAGAAGTCATGCTGCACTAGCATTTTATAGATCAGGGTTTGAAAAGGCAAGTGCTATAATTGTTGATGGAGCAGGAACATTTGTAGAACGCCCAGATGGACAAACTATGTTTGAGGTTGAAAGTATATATGATTGCGCATATCCTGCAACGTTTACAGAAATTTATAAGCATTTTGGAGGAAACGGGCCTTGGAGAACTGAGCACTATAACGCAGACGGTAGTGCTACAGAAGTAATGATAAACGATAAAGCAGGTATTGTTAAAGCATACGAAGCAGTAACTAGATTTTGCGGATTTGATTCAATTGAAGCCGGTAAAACAATGGGACTATTTCCATATGGTGAACCAAACAAAGCACCTAAGATTTACACTGATTCTTTTGGCGGTAACAAACATTTATTTACTTGTACATATCCTAATGGAGCATGGGTAGATGAATCTGAATTCCCAGAGATTAGAGATAGAATATATGATCCTAGTGATATAATTCGATCTGCTACTGATCCAGACAACCAAGATGAACAAGACAGAATTCAAGAACTGCTTAGAAAATCTGACAGAGAAGATGTTACACTACTTCCATCACGCAGAAACATGGCATATAATGTTCAAGTAGAATCTCAACAACTAGTACTTGATTTAATATTAAAATCAATTGAACGCACTGGTAATAAAAATATTGTTATTAGCGGCGGCTATGCTTTAAATTGTGTTGCTAATTATTTCTTTTTAAAACACTTACCAGAAGGTGTAAAAATATATGTAGAACCTGTTAGCAATGATGCAGGTACTGCAATGGGCGCAGCATTTTATCATTATTATCTTACATCTCAAGATAACAAATTAAGAACTAAAGATGAAAACTTATTTTTAGGACCAGTACAAAATATTACTGAAGATATAATTAGAGAAACTGCAAAGAAATACAATGGTAATGTAACAACAGATATAGATTATAAGCATGTTATTAAAACCATTAGAAACAAAAATATTGTAGCACTATATCAAGAAAGAGGAGAAAGCGGTCCTCGAGCATTGGGTAATCGTTCCTTAATGTATGATCCAACAGATCCAGACGGCAAAGATTTTGTTAACTTGGTTAAGAAGCGTGAATATTTTAGACCGTTTGCTGCAACTGTATTACAAGATGATGTGCATGAATGGTTTGACTTACGTGGTATGGAAGATTCGCCTAGTATGATGTATGCAGTCAATTGCCAACCTGGCATAAAAGAAAAAATACCAGCAGTCATACACGTAGACGATACATGTAGAATACAAACAGTTACTAAAGAACAAAATGAACATTGGTACAATTTGATTAAAGAATTTAAAAACCAAACAGGAGTACCTGCATTGTTTAATACTAGTTTTAATTTAGGCGGAGAGCCACTAGTTGAAACTATTGATGATGCTATGCGTACTCTTTATAATTCAGGAATAAATTATATCTACTTTCCTGCAACAAAAATGCTAGTAAATATAGATCATAACGATAGAGCGTAAAGGAGAGTAACATGGAAAAAGAAAATCAAGGAGAAATCTTTTCCTTATTTCCAACACCTTTATATACACATAAACTAGAAAACCAAGAATATACAGATGTGCAAAACGAATTGCAGCCTATAGTTGATAAACTATATAATGAAGGATCTTGGGGACAAAATCCAAATTGGAGTTCGTCTTCACAATATCTATCTAATAAAGGCGACTTTTTTGAGCATCTATTGCAATTAGAAAATATGAAAATAACCGGTGAAACTATTATGAACCACTGTGTAAATTATATGGCAGCAATGAATGTTCAACCTGCCTACAAAGCAGCAATGACTTCTTCATGGTTAACTTTAAACAAGCCTGGTCTTTCTTCGCATATTCATGATCATGGTAACGCCCATATTAGTGGAGTATATTGGTTTAAAACTAGTGGAGATGACGGAGATATTGTTTTTAGAAATACGCTGAAAGCGTTAAAATGTAATCCTATTGGAAGTTCTATTGCACATGAAACTTCTTTTCCGCCTGAGCAAGGTAGACTAATTTTGTTTCCTGGATTTTTAGACCACAGTGTTAATGAAAACAAAACTAACGGAGATAGAATTAGTATGTCTTTTAATATCTTGTTAGAAACAGGCGCAGTATAATGTTGCATATTTTTGGAGATAGTTTTTCTATTCCTCATGCACATATGAAAGAAGTGTTTGGTCCAGATAAGACTGAAGTAACATATCTACCTTTAGAAAAAAGTTGGACAACTATAGTAAGTGATGCTATAAGTAACGATCCTCATACTAACTATGCTATTTTAGGCTGCTCTAATGATTACATTTATCAGCAATTACGTGAAAAAGAATTGTTGTTCAAATCAGGAGACCGTGTTATAATACAATTAACTAATTTATATAGAGAATGGTTCTTTGAAAATAAACCATATATGGCTGTTCATATGGCAACACAAATGACTCCAGGTGTAGATATTACTGAACAAGAGTATGCTGCATTAGAAATGTATAAACGACATTTATATTCAGAAAGGCGCCTCATTTTGCATTATCATACACTACTTGATGCATTAACTCTTAGAACAAAATTATATGGAGAACAAAATATTAAGTGCTTAATTTTACCAGGCTTTCACAATATTCAAGGTATAGAAGGGAATTTGTGTGAAGCATCCGGATCAGAATTTGACAATGAAAAAACTTCTATGGCATACCATGAAAAAACCGGTGACAATAGATTTAATCATTTTTCTGAAGTTAATCATAAAATTTTAGCAAGTAAAATAATTAATTTTTTTAATACAGGCGAAAGTATTGACTTAACATCTGGATTTAAAACTAGTATAATGACAAAGGAAATATTAGAAACATGTTAAAACTTTCACTTGAAGGATATCCAGTTGGTATAAAAGAATTAGAACCACAA